TTGATAAAACCCAATGCTGCTGGTTTGGTTGCTTAGAACTTGTACTTCAATTACAGCACCGGTGGTCACACTGTCTACCAGGGTTATTGTGGTAGAACTTGCGCCTGTTGTATAAGTGTAGTTTGTGGGATCTAAGAAAATACCTTCTACAAATAACTGTATTGGTGCGTATACAGTTTCTGTATCAATAGCAATGTCCAACACCAGGGGAGATTGGTCATAAACAAAACTAAACACCTGGCGACTACGATTTTCAGCGGCCGCACGTTGCCAGCCTATTAGACTACCAAAAGTTACACGGTCTACATACTGTCTAATAAATCCTGTACTGATTGCCAGTTCTGAACTGGCATTGTTGCGAACATAGATAAAAGTGTCGGTGTAAAGATAATTTTCAAATACAATATCTCCCACGTTGCTGATATTGAGATATCGTAACGGGAATCCCAAGAATTCGTCTATAATTTGTGTGGTGCCGTTGGCATAGCCAAACAGTTGGCTACCTCTAAAAGTGGTACTGGGATAAACAACAAGATTACTGAAGCTGACACCATTGGCATCAAATACATCAAACAGGGGCGGTTGGTTCACATTGATTTTTTCTTGTGCTGGCAACCAATTAACTCCGTCAAACCAAAAACTCTTTCCTTGTTGAATATTGCCACTCAGTGTAACCACAGTTTGATTTACTAATGCAGTGCCGTTGGGCACTTCAACTAAGTCAATGATTAGAATACCGCTGTTGTTGGGATCAATGAACTGTACTTCGTAAATTTTATTGCGTACATCTGGATCAAGATCAGCAGCAAATATTACGCGGCTACCAGTGATAAATGTGTAACCATCAATGCCGTAGCCACGCTGACCGTTGATGTTGCTGAGTGCATCAGTTTCTACAAAGTCAACTATGTCAACCGGTTGCTTGCCTTGTGTTCCAAAATTGTACAGATTAATATCAGCACGGAATTCAATGATGGGACGCTTGGCACGACGACTGTTGTCGATTACCTGATCTTGATTATTGTAAGTAGCTGTGGCTCTAATAACATCAATGTGGAACCATCGGTTACTGCGTGTCCACGCATTGAGATCTTGACTGGCACGATTGATGGTGATATAGTCTGGCACAGTGGGTGCGTTTAGACTTGAATCGTAGGGTTCGCTGTCGTAGCTGGTACTGTCGTAGGGAATTGTTGCGCTGCGTGTATAGGTTTCTGGAGTTACAAAGTTGCTCACCGGCAATAGTTTAATACCGTTGCCTATGTTGATACCAGTTACAGCAGTGTTGGGTAATGCAGCACCTGCAGGAGATCCGGCTCCTGTATTCAATATGCTTTCTTCTACAGTTTCATAGATGTACTGATGAAAACTACTGGTATGAGTGCTGCCTGTCATCCGTTGGCCTTGGTGCACATGAAAGGCACCAAAGTACGCTTCGCCATCTACAAATCCCACGCGAGCATCAACTCCGGGTCCAGTGCCAACACCTTCTACATAGTATTCTAAGTTTTGATAGCGAGCAGGCTCAACAGGTCCACGGAACTGTACTTTAAGTCCGTTGGTAAACACCACTCCATTGGGACTGGTGTAATTTTTAGCACCAATGATGTCGTCCAGGTCAATAAATAACTCTTCACCTGGATCTACCAGTTTGATACGACCATACAATGCTGGATTCTCACTGTCTTGATAAAAGAGATCATCAAGAACCGCAGTCAACAACGGAACTTGTTGGAAATAGCCTTCAGCATCTTTGTACCATTGGGTACTGGCATAGACTGTACCAAAGTTAATGGTAAACTTGCTGAAATTGGCAATTGTCTGTATGCTGGTCAACTGCATAAACGGATTGCCAGACAAGTCGTTGATGTATTGAATCTGCCAGATACTGTAACGCTGTGCTTGGCTGTCAATGTTGGTAGTTTGATCAAATGTGGTTGTGTCAAAGCTGCCAACAAGTCCGTTGTCGGCGTTGTCGCGTGGCAAAGGATCAAACTGTGTGGTCACTTGCCAGCCACCAGCTTCGGCATCAGCAGTGGTGTTGGTAAAAATTACAGTACGACCATTGAGGTTGGTGATACCGTCAATACCTTCTGGATATTGAGCTAAGAATTCGCTGACATAAACATTGTTGAGCTGATTGAACTTTAAACCTGTCAACAAATCCACTGTGCCAATATTGGTCAGTGTGTAGTAAAAGTCTTGTGCTGTTTTAAGAGGAACATTAAAAGTAACTGTGCCCTGTGATTCACCGTTGTTGACCACTCCTAGTACATCTCTGCTGCTGATGTTGGGAGTAGCTGGCATACGACCGTTGACGCCAGGTGCTGCTTGAATCCAAAAATCAAAGCCGGGTTGATTGACTACAAACTCATAGTTGCCGCCACGAACCAAGGTCAGCACAGGATTGTTACCGGCCAGGTCGCTGAATGTATAAGCTGTTTCTCCGCGGGTGATATCCCACGAGTCAGTTAGAGCAATAGGAGTGCCAAACACATCAACAGAATCAGGACCTTGCGGTAACCAGTAATATTGGCTGTAGTTTGTGAACTTGTCTAAGTCGCAGAAAGGATCCCAGGCGTAGTATTCGCTTTGAAACAGTGCATCCTGGCGTGTGGTATCAGCACCTTTGATATTCAGTGCGTCAATAATACCAGGATACGTAACAACATCCTCAACTGTGTTGGTATCAGGCTTTAAGAAAACAACACCAGGTTCAAGTTGGTAATCACTTCTTGTGGCAGTTGGTTCAGTAACATAATTGTCAGCAGGGTTAACACCTGGGCCAACTCGCCGTCCCACATATCCTTGAGTGCGCTTGATAACAGCTTCTTGAGTCAGCTGATCGAGTGTGGCATTGAAGAATTGACGGTTCGTTTGTGTACGAAATATTTCTGGTAGTAGGTCTACGGTGCGACGTGTGGCCATTAGTATCCACCTCCACCATTGCTGGGTGAATAACCACCTCCACCATTGCTGGGTGAATAACCACCTCCACCATTGCTGATAGAGCTGGACTGAGTGCTTGTGATCACTGTTCTCTGTCCACTGGTGCCTTGGCTTATGGCAGTTGGGTACAGTCCTGAAACAGCAGTTTGACTGCGGATGTTGCTTTGTGTCAGCGCATCAATCACTTCAATGTCCGATACTGTGGCAGCACTGACAAAAATTTCGTTGGCAGCTGAACGTATTTCATATAGATCACCAAAACTCTTGAGAGGATTCAGAGGTACTAACACCACTGAACTAATGATTGATCCCAACTGTCTATGTAGATACGCAGCAAGCTCGCTGAAGAAAAAGCTACTGCCAAAATCCCATTTATCTATAGTAAAGTATTCATTGATATTGGCAATCACCTGGCTCTTGATTTCGCTCACACTGGCAGTGGTATTGGCTGCACGGACTACTTTGATTGTGGCACGTAGTTCTGGAGCAGCTTTGGCGCCAAATAACGGCTTGAATATCACTGAGTTTAGAATCATATTGTCTGAAATCATTTTATAATCGTTAAGATCAGAATAAGCTACACTAAGATCATTAATAGTAGGCGGCGTAGGTTCTTGTACAGATCCAGTTGTATCTTTGATATAGTTCTGATATGCAGTATAGTATTCTTGATTAACAAGATAGACGTCAATGATGTTGGTAATTCCAGGATCAATCACATTGGTCAGTCCACTATTGTGACGGTATTGGAAATACAGGTCCTGACGGCCAACTCTGGCGTCAAAGCCGCTGCGCGGTATTACAGTACGCTGTATAATGCCATTGACATTAGAAATCACTAATTCGTAAAATAAACCACTTTCATAGGCATAAAAAATCTGCCCATTAATGTATTGACTCTTTACCAGTTCAATAGCATCTTTGGTGGCGTAGGTTGAATTGACTACGCCTGCTGCCACCGGCAAATAATTTTCAGTGTTGTTAGCATCAACAGTTAACTCTAAAAATACCAGTTTGGAATTTGGATTCACTGCGGGGGCTACAATTTCGTCAAAGAAGTCTGGATTGTCAGCAACGCCGTCACTGTCACTGTCTCTGTAGCTGACCACAACTTGAAAGTCGTTTACATAGCCATCGCTTTGAACTGGCTGTGCAATAATTTCCATTGATATGTCGCCCGACAGCGGCGAGTTTGAATCTGGCTTAGAATTGGTTTTGAGTACACGCACAAAGTCTTTGATCACTTTGCCTGTCTTGCTGTCGTATATTTTTTCACTGGTATCAAAGAAAAATCTAGTTTCAATAATGCTGGCAAAAATATAATCCAAACCGCGTGATACCACTGTGTAAGACTGTCCGTTGGTCACAAACTGCACCAACCAGCTGGCGTCAAGATTGATACCTTGAGTATTTTGCGCATTTGCCAAGCTGAAAGGAGCATCTTGCGCCAAGTTAGTGCTGGTGATAACATACCAAGTGCTGGTCAAGTTGTTATAGCCCAGGCCAAAGTTTCTAAACAGTTCAATCTGCTGCAACATGCTTTGTTCAATCGTGGCAGGAATGTCGTCTACAAACTTGGGAATTACTTGTTGCGCCAGTGCACCTGTAGGCACAAATATGTTGAGTGCGACAGGACCAGAACCGTCTGGCAAGTTGCCTAGGCCTGATGCTGTTCCTTCCAGAACTACTGCGCTGACTGTGGCCCAGATTTCTAACTTTTCGTCAGCACGGATTGGTACACCTGCTACCAAGCGATTGTTGGCATCAAAGAAATAACCAGCTGGCGGAATAAATTTTACTAGGGAACCTTGAGTAATATACTTGGCGTTGTTGCTGGCATATCCGCCAATGTTCTGCGGGGTCAAGTTGTTGGTATTATAAAAATATCCAGTGGTTTCATTTACCACAGTTGTGCTTTGATTCCAAGCCAGGTTCAGTACCAGCAAGTTTGGACGCAGATAATTAGCGTAGTAAAACTGCAATATGCTTCTTGAAGTCAGCAAGGGTTCTATTGAATTTGTTATGATATCTACAATGTCGTTTCTGTTGACCCAGTCAAACTCAAAACTGATAAGAGGATTTTCTTCATACAACATGCCGTCGCTGGCAAAAATATTTGTGCTGGAGTACTTGCCGGTCACATCTGATAAGTCAATGTATCGTGTGGTGCCTGTGGCTGAACGTGCCACTGCCTTGCTTTTTATAATGCTGTTGTAACGAGTAAACGGAAAGTTATTGTAGTCTTCACCGTTGACCATTCTATTCTGTGTGTAGTAACGTGCAGGTGCACGTTGTTTAATTTCTTCTATGGTTTCACGCTGTTGTGCATTTGAAACAGGGTTAGTGATACCGCAATTGAAAGTCAGCACTTCGTTGCGACCAAATCTGCTGACATAGGTAATCTGCAGCACAACACTTTGCATTTCTTCAGGATTAATGATGTACTCTAATCCGTTTGAAGCACGTACATAGGTACGGAAAAATCCCACTGGCACTTCTGAAAACACACCGTCGCCAAAGGTCAAGGTAATCTGATCATTTACACGACTGGTTATACTGTAGATCTTTCTTTGATTTGGAGCCAACTGTTCAACCGCAGCAGCGTAAATGCTTTCAGCATACGCCCACTCGCTGGCCACTGTTCCGATGTCATCCAGTTGATACAACCAGTAATCTTCGTTGTTGACGCCTTCAATATTGATATCAACTGTGCGATTGGTAATGGCCTCAGCCAAGTTAAAGTCTTGATTTTGTAGTACACCTTGCTTGAACAGAAAGAAGAAACCAGTGTTGTTAGATCCAAATCCCAGCTTATCGTTGAGGTATAGGATATTAAACTCACCGTTGGGCTGCGGCGGTGGTTCGTACACATAGTTTTTGCCTTGTGTTGACGAACTCACTGCTTCAAATGGCATGTTTATACCGTCAACATTAGATGTATAAGGTATAACTGGCAAGAACCCAGTGGCAAAGTTTATGGTGTACTCAGATGTTTCTACACCCAAAATTGTTTGTTTGTTGGCAGGACGGCCAAACTTTTGACTGTCAACAAAGGCAGCATTCATCACATAAGTGAACTGTTCAAGCCAATTGGCATTTGTGGGGTCGTTCCAGTTGATAGTGACGTTTGATAAGTTGACACCGTTGAAATCTGTAATGCTTTCTGTGGTCTGTACAGAAAACACTTTTAACAAGCCTTGTGCTGATTGGTTGCGCTTGGGAGTATAGCTGACTAAATCAGCCAATCTGACCACTGAGTCGCGTCGCTCTGCAGTATCTAAGAAGTTTTCTCTGGCATTTAAGTCGTTGCGAAATGCCAGGGCCTGTCCCATAAAGGCCATGACATCAAGAATCGCTATAAATTCAGAAGATTCAATATAGTCGTTAAAAGTCTCTGGGTAGTATAAACGCAGATAGTCTACAAAACTCTTGCGTAGAGTTTCAAAATCGTAGCTCTGGAAGTCAGCTTCTCTGTAGGTCTGGTACAGACGCTTCCAATCTTCTACTCCAAATATTGCTGTTTGTCGTGCTGTCTTAGCCATGTTATCTCGTCTATAGAGTATTTATTACAAGTAAAAACAGCGTAGTTTTAGATGAAAGTGGCTCTGCGAGACTCTTGATCAAGGAACAAGGACAGCAGTTGTGCTTCTGAACTGTTGACTGTTCTGACAAATAGCTCTATGAGAATACCGTTTTCTTGCGGATATATTTGTGCGTCCTGTATAGAAACTCTTGGATCGCCGCCAGCAACTCTTTGTATTTCGGCTAGCATGTCTTGTGTGGTGTCAATGGCTTGATTTTCAAACACATAGCTCCACAGTGATGTCCCGTACTCAGGACGTCCAGGTATTTCTCCCTTTTGAATGTTGAAGGCATTGGCCAAATCGCGCTTGATTAACTCAAAGTCAATCAAGGTAAATTTTTTATACTGATTGATAGTATTAAATCCAATGAATGTAGTCATAACAATACTTATCCTATTTTGGTAGTTGTATGTGCAACACGCTGCTTACTTCTTTGCAGCAAATTTTTCTGCTGCAATTTCAGCATCAATTTGGGCCTGTGATTGAAATTGCGAATCATTGGGATTTACAATTATCCCCCGGGTTTGTGCCAATGCTGCATCTGCATTTGATCCTGCATTGGTTACTGGTAGATTAGTTACCGAAATATTTTTGCCTCCCAGGAACGTGGATTGTGATGGGGACTGTGCAGTTTGTGTACCAAAATCTCGTTGAAATTCTTGTAGGCTGTTTGTTCTTCCAGTAGTCCCGGTAGTTCCAGTAGTTCCGGTCGTAGGGCCTGACAACGGACCAGCTTGAGCCAATGCTTCGGCACCGGCCAAGTTACCAGCAGCGGCTGCCAGATTCTGCGATTCTTCTTCAGATTTGCCCTGAGCTCTGGCGTCAAGATAAGTTTTTACTTTGACCTCTTGTTGAACCCCAGTGACATCAATTCTAGTGATATTCTGATAGTCAGGAACAGGAACTTTCTTGTCCCCGATTACTCCAGCAACAGCAGAGGTCACAGGCAAACGATTAACAGTTCCTATTATACCAGCAATAGCAACTGGGCCGCGAGCACTTGAGCCACCAAACACAGCACCAATAATGCTGTTGGCAACTTTAATTGCGGCCTGAGCGTTCTTGGATATCTTGTTGATTTGATTCAGTACCAAGGCATTGGCCTGTCCAGTTGCCCATGATTTCACTGCCGCAGGACCAAATTTGGCAGTGGATTGCAACAAGGATCCCAACTGCGGAACTGTTTCTAATCCGTTGAGTACACCTGTTTTTTTCAAAGCAATAAGTCCATCTTTCATTAGACCCTGCTGCAAGCGTGTCTGCAACTGCGGATTGGTCAATATGCCACCAATGTTGCTGACGCCGTTCTTGCCAGTCCAGATAGTGGGG